CCCCGCCGTTGTGCCGACATTCAGCGATGATGCGCCACCCAGCCCCAGGTTTGTTCTTGCTGCTGCTGTATCATTCAAATCAGACAGATTTTTCTCTATTTTCAGTGCTGCTTCGCTTGCAGTTTTAACAGCTTTTGATGTTGCAGCTAGCGTTTCACTGTCACTGTTTATCGAGCTACTTAATTGCACGATACCTTTCTGGGATAATGATGCGACGGGGATTTCAGGCAATCCGGTGGCAATTAATTTCTTAATAGCAGTAGCTAACTGATTCAACTTTGATTTATCCGGGCTAATACCTGCATCAGCCAACACATTCAAATGTTCAGCCTGAAACATATTAAACCAGTCCTGCCCAGGGTAACTCGGTGACTGTCCTGCTCCGCCCTCTGTAAACCACAGTGGCGTCGGGCTGACGGCAGGCGCGACTGGAGGCATGACACTGATACCGCTGGTGTTATCTAGTCCATACATGATTAATCCTCGTATATAAAGATGAATTCNACACTCAAGGTCTGCCGCATCAGCCACACGTAAACGCTGTCTGCAATTATCCAGTACAGTTGAGTAGTGAGTGACCGTAGAGGCCACATAAACAAAGACACGAAACCAGTTTTTTTCGGGGTAAATAGGGTAATTGCAACCCCGCAGGCAATGGTGCGGATAGCGCTCAACCAGCGTAATGCTGTAACCGCGCGACGCAGCCAGTTGCTCATAAAATGGAAGACATAAACTACCTGCCATCGTTAACTTGGTCTTGAGAGCACGACGACGGCTTTCAATTGTCGCATCACGGTCAATGCTGCAATCAGGTAGACCAGCAAAGTCCTCCCAATCGTTCAGCAACATAAATGCCCGGTCAGGATGCATTTCATTCAGTAGTGCATCATTGACGCTATCAATTCGGGCAAACTCGTCGCCTGTAGCCAGCATAAGTTGTGCCAGCGAACTGCCCGGCACTTTTGGCCAGGCTTTGCCGTTCGGCAGCAGATGCAGACCGGATTGTTGATAGTCTTGCGCAGTCATCGCCATACGATATCCCCCAAGACAAACAGCTCATTTTCTGCTGCATACAGGTCAGTTGCAGGGAAAATCAAGAGGTTATCAGCTTCACCTTGTGAGTTCGATATGGTGGCACGCACATGAGACAACAGTGCCGTGCCACCACGCGGGAGGGTAGCAAGATAGGTTTTCAGACTGTCACTGACTGCCGTTCTGACCTCGTCAGTATTGGGGGAGACACGAATAATTGGATTCAGTGGCAGTGGTTCCGGGCTTTCAACAATCAACTCGGCCCCCACTGTTTTGCCTTCAACCTGATTGGTTACGGGATTGATGTGTGCTGTTAAGTAATCTTCCACCCGCGCAATGTCCTGAAGCGTGGGAAAGATATTCACTTCTTCATCAAGCACAAACATCACACCCACAGTGCCATAACCGCGATAACGAGGAATGCACCATGCGCGAGTGACACCGGGACATTCTAACGCCCAGCGGACATAGTCAAACTGGTTCCCCCCGGACGGGGGATATTGCACCCTGAACAACAAGCGCACACCCAGCGAGTCAATGCTCTCCAGTTCGGCACCGCCACTGATAGTGGTCTGGCTGACCAGCGCCTTGCTCTGAACAAATGCCACAGCGGAAACCAGTTCCAGTGCCACGTTAGCGGCAGTATTGCTGTTCTTCCCGGTGTCAATGGCCGTGACAGCCACCGCCACGGTTCCGGCACTGGCTCTGACTTCAGATACGGATTCAAACAGTACGCCGTCTGGCCGCTGCCAGCGGGTGCCTTGTGGAATAACGCTATCACCAACCAGCGTCACGGCTAGAGAACCTGCCGCCGTCGCGGCGGGTTTGCGCCACACGCCCCAAAACTCGCAATGTTCCAGCAACTTATCGTCATCGGCCAGGTGCGGAATGATTTGTCGCGATGTCCAGGCTAAATGGTCATGCAGACCCGCGGTGTTACCCGCATTGGCAAAGGCAATGGCTCCGGCTGTACTGACGCCGCGCCGGGCAAAGGTGCCGGGTAAGCGGCTTTCAATATCGGCCTGGCCACGGGCCAGCAATGTTGATAATGCGGGTACTTTATAAGCCATTTAAATACCGTTTAAAGTGGTGTTAAACGTCAGCGGGACAGCGCTACCGTTCGGGAGTGTCAACTGTATTGCCAGTCGCAATGTACCTTTTTGTTGCACCGTGGCCGTGACCTGAACTTGCCTGACTAGCCGGTCTTCAACCAGCCAGGCTAGTGCTTCGTCGGCGTAGGCTTTGGCCCGTGATAATACTGAGGCCATTTGTTTCTCGCGGGAAAGCAGCCACAGACGACTGCCCATAGGCCTACGCTGAAAAACATCTCCCCACCACCCGCGCGGATCGGTGTTTGGCCCGGAAGGCAATTCATCGGCATACAGTGCGCGGCGGTCAGTAAACAGGGAAATAATCACGGCAGTGCTCAGTGAATCATCGAGCAGAATATCTGCATGACCTACAGCAATATCAGCGCCATCGGTTTGCCAAATCAACGCGATATCGGTCATGTGTTTGGCCCTCCGGTGGTGTAGCCATCATGTTCTGGGTGGGTGTGGCCAGCGCCACTAATCCCGTTGGATTGGTGGTCATTGGCTTTACTGACACCCACAATATCAACATCACCGCTAAAGCGGGTTTGGGGTGAGTCAAACAGGATTTCGTCTTCGGCCACCACCTCAAGACGCTTACACACAATCTTGATAACCCCGTTTTTGGACAGCACAATCTTGTGCCCCTCAAGGTGGTAGACGGCACTGTCTCCGGGTTCGAGATTGCCCAGGCGTGAGTTTTTATCATCCACGGCGATGGCAACCAGATGCTGGCGAATACCGCCCACCGATAAAATGATAGCTTCACTGCCTGCGGGCGGCACACTGCTGTGACCGTAGTTCTGGAAGCGTTCAACATCATCCGCGGTCTCATCTGCCAGCATCGACACCTGAAGGTTTTGGGTCTTCAGGCCATCATTAATGATGTTGACAACCCCGCGCGAAATCATCAGACGTAACCGGCGCTGAAACCCGGCCGTCACTTTATTTATCTGTCTTATCATCGCCATATTCCATCGCTCACACTGCCCGTTTTAGCGTCAGGCTCGGCGGGTTCTTCAAACCCTTCCCGCGGCATCAGCTCCAGTTCGGTGACTGTGCCACCGTCTTGCGTCAAATCAAATGTGACGGTAGTGATTAACAAATCACGGTCTGACAATCCCGCCGCAGTGGCCTTCACAGTCACTAGCTGGTTAGGTGTCCAAAGCTGGCCTCGCTGATTAAACCAGTCATGTACTGTTACTGTGGCAGTGGTGGCATGGGCCATCGAACGTTGTTGTTCCCAACTACCACGAGCATTACCTTTCGCTTTAGTGAAGTTGTCATCGGCAATAATGATGGTGGGACGATAACGCGTGATATCTGGGTCAATCACATCGACATTGACAGAGGTAGACTGACTGGCTGTTTGGGTAGGCTGTGTGCCAGACAATGGGGAAATATTGGCTACCACGTCAGGTAACTCGGTATTGGCCAGCCCCCGCGGCGGCAAATCATCCGTAGCTGCCGCGATAACCGACACAGACAGACGCGGGTCTGTTTCCAGTGAACGCAACCTCTGGAAGGTAACCGGCGGCAAAATATTTTCACCCAGGGCGAGAACAAAGCCCGCCCGGCGATAACCGTCATGTGCTGTATTGACCACGCTAACGCCGACCATATCGACGTATTCCACATTCGTTTCATTTGGGTTTGGCATGACATCCAACTTCCTTAAATAAGGTTTAAACAGGGTTTTCACCCTGTTTAAAAGGGCATTAAAACGGGTTTGTCTCGGCTTACAGATAGTCACCGATGATCAACTCCAGACGGCCTTTCATTTCATTGCTGACGGTACCGCCCTCAGTGTCGACGGTCAGTTCGCGCTCAAGGAGCTGCGTGGCCTGTTTTTCCATGGACGGTGGAACCACCAGATGAGTGGGACGAATGGCCAGCGGACGGCCCCCATCAGCACGCCCCGAACGCATGGACTGAATGACCTGCCACACGTTGTCGGCATTGAGCGGTGCTTTCGCGGCATAGGCCAACTGCCAGAAGGAATAACCGGCTTCGCAACGGGTATCGACCCCATAACGAATGAGCTTGCGCATGAAATTATCTTCATCATCGACCTTATCCATCGCCACCAGTTCGGGCGATTTGCGGTTCTGGAAGATGACCGGCTTGATGGCGCGGGAGCAGTCCAGCACAAACCACGGCTGACCGGTGTAACCCTCGACTGACAGGATATTGCTGACGCTGGCTGCTGTGCCGGTGCCGTCAACGGCGGGATAGACCGGATGGTCAGTATCAAAGAAGTTCTGGCGGTCATAACACAGGGTGTCAAAGCCCTGCGACAGCGCGCCGAATGTCAGCTCGTCAGGCTGGACACCGGCTGCGCGACCCATTTCGGTGAACAATGGGGAGTAAATCCCCACGTTGTCATCGTCGATATCATCGCGATTCACGCCAACGGTGCTTTCGAACGGACGGTTAACAAGTTGATAGCCGTGCGCCTGCATATCTTTAATGACACGGTCACCGATCCATTCACGCATACCGGGGAATTGCCCCAGCCAGCCATAGGTATTGGATTTCGTGGTACTCGGTACAATGGTGGCGATTTTTTCATACTGACTGGCTGCGCCATCTAAACCGTTCTGGAAATCACCATTCCAGCCGGTAAACAGCGCCTTGACGAGTGCGGGGGTTACGATAGCCATTATTTAGCGGCTCCTTTCTTGCGTTTCAGATATTCCGCTTCAGTTAGCCCCTGAAGGCGGGCGGCGTCTTTTTCAACAGCGGAGAGAACAGCAAGGCGTGTCGTCGGCTTACTGAGGCCTTTTGTCTGACGGGCTTTTAAGGCCACGACAGGTTTGCGGCCACTGATTGCAGCGTTTAACTCAGCCACACCGTGTTGCTTGCCCAGCGCACGCAGATAAGGCACTTCGGCGGCAGTCACACGCCCCGAACGGCGGGCATTCTGGATAACCGATTCCACGTTGGTGCCCTGGCTACGTGCCGACAGCACGGCGGCACGTCGCGCCAGCAATTGATAGGCTTTTGCCGGGACAAATTTGGTCAAGTCCACGCCATTCAGCGCGGCTTCTTCCAAAATTTGTTCGGCCTCGACGATATCTGTCGCCGCACCATCTACAACGTCCAACACATCACTGAGCGCATCTTCAGGATTGGCCGCGGCTTCAATGGCCGACGATGCATCAACAGCCACTTCAGCCGCCGTCAGAATGATATCCAGCGCACTGAGTGCTTGTTGCAACAGCGCACCTAAGCCATCTTCATCGAGTGAGTCCAAATCGTCGGGAAGTTCAATGCCAAGCCGCTCGAGCAGTTGGCGAATGTAGTCATTCATTTCAGTTACCTTTTCGGGGGAGATATCTATCAGAGATTGCGCCGCGAGGGCGGCGAGTGAGGCCATGCCGGTCAGACCGGGGTCGTTGGTTAATGCACCCATCCGCAGGAACAGCGGATAGCCATTGTCGTCATAGGGGAAAACAGCAGACAGGTAGGCCCATTCGCTCGCATCAATGGCGGCCTGTGCGGCCGGAGTAAATGCCAGGCGCACATACAAACCCTGACCTTCACGCCATTGCATATTTTCACGCGGATTTGTCAGCCAGGCGGCGGCAATCGCTTCGCGGGCCGCGGTGGCGTCTTCGTCTTGTTTGAGGGTGACGTGGTTGTAGTCGAACAGAACCGGCTGATTCACGGCTACCGTGGCCTGGATAAAAGCGTCGGCAATCGTTGCGTCAATAAACCAGGTGCCACTCGCAATATCATCAGGGCGACCATCACGGGCGCTGAAATGACCGGCGGGCAGCAATTGATACCAGCCGTCACTCGAACCGGATAAGGTCGAATTGAGGATGGCTAAACGTGAGTGGATTGGTTTTTTTGTTTTCATGCCGCCATTGTCGGCGGGTCTGATAATCAGGTGGGTTTGTGGTAGATCACACCATCGGCGAGAAGCCCATGAGGATAAAACAGGGGAACAGCGGATGAGGTGGCACTATACCCCCTTTAAACCCCGTTTAAAAATGCCGTGGCACGTTTAACACTTTTTAAAGGTAAAACCGTATCAGTTATGTTCGTAACGCTCTGGCGTGCTGCTCATTGATAATAGTGAGGATATCCGCAACACCATCTTGCGACAGCCCCATGTACTCACGTGCCGGGACTGCCGCAGGGCCGGGAGCCATATGCGACAAGCCGCCCCATTGATGGAGTGGGCCATAGATTTTGTTGGTACCGATAGCGGCACTGACGGCGTCATACTCGGTAGACAGTGACATCGCCAGTCCGCCCTGGCTGCGCTGGAGCATATTACCGGTCTTGCCTTTCTTTGCCAGCCGGGCTTTATAGTTATCCGTTAGCGGTGCCCATTTTTTACCGGTAGTCGGGTCACTCTCATTGGCAAAGGCGTCTTCGCTTTCGCTGGCCAGCACGGCCGCAATGGCGCGAGTGATGGGCGTCGTGTCTTGTCCCAACGCCTGCAACCGTTTAAACGCGTTGACAATACTGCTGTCATCAAATCGAGAGTCAATTCGCATTTAGAGTGTTCCCTGTAATAGTTCGTATTGGCCGCTGTCCATGCCTTTCTTCAAGGCAGATAATGGGACGCGCTGTGGTGTGACCACCACATCAAGCATATCGATGCGGTCCGTTTGCCACGGCGCATTGACCACAGTTTTCAGTGTGCTGTCTGCATCACCGCTGATGTACATCAGGCGCTGGGTCTGCGTATCCCACAACACTGCTGACGGATTGGCCACCACGCGGGGCAGTGTCTGGTACTCAGCCAGCGTCAGAGACAGCCCTTTCTCTTTGTGTTGCACGCTGTCGGCCTGCACCAACTCTTTTTCACTGATGGCCAGCAGCCGTGCCGCCGGTTTGCCGGTACGGGCTTCCACTGCCGTGGCAATATCCTCCGCCATAAAGCCCAGCGGTTGCACGTTGTTGCCGGTACTGCGGATGGTCAGCGCATTACCGACCCACTGCGAAAAGGCGGCTTGTCGGGCCGGGGCGTTGTTCAGCGACTGAATAACCTGCTGGCGCAGTGCCCGGTTTTGCAGCTCAACCAGCTTACGCGCCATATTAACGTCAGCCCCCATGGCCAATTGCCCGGCGTTGTGCGCCCAACCCGCCCCGGTGGTCATGCGCTGCTTACCCCGAGTAAAGGTAGTGACGTCAGACTCATACACTTCACCGGTGCGCTTATCGACACCCGATTCTACTGTTTGGGTGGTAATGGCCCCGACACTGGACTCAACCGTGAGCCCCATCCGTTTGACCTGCGCGGCCGTCAGTGCCCGGACACGGCAACGACATCCCCAGTCATTCGGTGGATATAGCGTATTCCATATGGGATCATCGAAACGGAACACGCGACCATGCATGGCCGCATGACTTTTGCGGGTATTCCCATCCATGATGGCGATATATTGCCAGTAAGGGTGGGTCTCACTGCTGCCCAACTGCTGCTGATAACGACCCGCCTGATAGGACGTGGCCAGATTTGTTCGGTAGATGGTCGCCAGACGGGCTGGACTGCCCAGTTGAACCTCTTCAATACCTCCTGCGCTATCAACAATCATTTGTTTCCCCCACCATCCTTGCTCTTGCAAGCGCGGGGTGAGGGTTTTGATAAACTCGCGTTCGGTGGTGCCTTCGCTCAGTGCCCGGTCAACCTCACTGTTAATCGACGTCAGCACATCCATGCGCACCGCCTTGGCCACGGTAAACGCCCGCGCATGAGCAGCAGCATCCGCCTCCTGCCAGTTCCATGTAATGTTGTGGCCTTTCGAACGGAAATAATCGACGGCAAGTTTTGGCGCTAATGTCGCCGCATAACCCAAATCAACCGGCTGTGGCATTCAGTCGCCCCCAGGTCTCGGCAACAAACATGGCACGGTGCAGGATATCCGCGATTTGGGCGTCATCCATCCCCACATACAGCTCATCAGCTTTGGTCTTGGCCGCCGCATAACCGCCACTCTTCAGCGCCTCAATAATCGGCGTCAACAGCGGATCTATTGCCGCCTGCCACTGTTCGCCACTCACCGCATCCGGCATGACATCTGTCGGCTGAGGCGTCGCTGACAATGCCGCGTAACCGGGGTGAACGTCGCGGGCACGGAGTAACGCCTGGGAGAAGTCAGGGGCCGGTGCCATGGCTTTGAGACAATCCTCATCTCTGGCAGCAATCGGTATTTGCAGTTTGTCGTGCGCCCACTGCAACGGGATCTTCATGCCCATGCCGACAAGACTCGGTAACGCCGTGGCATAGGTGCTAACGTCTTCTGGCTCTGAGAGATCAAACTCAAAGCGGGGATGGCGGCGCTGATTGTTATAGGACTGGCAATTAAACACATACAGTGGGAATAACAAATCACGGGTCAGCGTGGCCGCCAATTGGGTGGCATCGCTGGAACAGACCTCATAACGCACTTCATTATGGACATTACCCAAGGCATTTGTACTGCTCGCCCCGTCCGCCTGGCTGGTAAGTGTGCCCCCCAGAATGGCTTTAGACATGCTGAGTTCTGCCCAGGACATCATGGCAAGGAACGGATCAGCCGTACCGTCGGCCGCGGCTTTAAAATCAATCAGCATTGAGCGGGGAATAATGCCCCCGGCGTTATGGCCAATCGACATCACCGCTTGCAGCAGGGTCTGTTTCTCTTTATCGGTGGCCCCGGCAGGGTATTGGCCCACACGGATCGGCAAGCCGTAGATCTCCAGAAATTCGGCCAGATCACGGACAGAGTAGTTTTTAAAGATGAAGGGCCAAACCAGCGTGCGGATCAAACCGGTACGGGCCAGATAACCGGATTTCGATTTCGCATAATGCTGTATCCAGCCGAACGGCTGGAGTTCGGCACCGTGATAACTGCCATCGCGCAACCGCAAATTATTACGATCATCGGGGTGTGTCTGGAACCAGGCAGGGTCATCTTCTTTAACTTTGAAGCGGTAACGGTTCGGCACACCACCTGTCATCCATTTGTTGGCAGCGGCGCGGGTGTTATCGATGGTGATATGTTTGGGGATGCCGTATTGCTCGACCACATCGGCCAACGCCAGACGAATAGAATCACTGTTCTCGGAAACATCGGTGCGGTAGCCCAAAATCTTACGGGTACGAATATCCTGCCAGACCCATGTTTTAGGCCGGATGATTTCGCCGTTGAACCAGCGAACAAACACGTTATGTTGGTAACCATCGCCGTTGATCCACTCCATGGCATCCAGTTCCAACACGCTGCGCTCTTGGGCAGGATAAAGACGCATCACGGCATGTTGCCCTTCGCGTAACAAAACGACTTGCTCTGCCGGAACCTCACGCTCCAGCTTGCGCCGTAGCGATGACAGGCTCGGTATTGTCCAGTTATGAGCGGCGGCAGCTTCTTCCAGCCGGGCGTAACAGGTACGTAATGCCGGTTGCTCCAGACGCAGAAAATCGGCGAGAAAGAAATCCCAGGCCTCAGCAGAACATTCGGCTTCTTTCATTTTACGGGCTGTCATGCACTGGCCATGTTTGCTGACCAGGGCCGCCAGCCAGTCAGTGCGATCAAACGGCTTGGCGAGGTAATACCAGCGCCGAACGTTGGCAGAGGACACATTGAGGGCTTCACCGACAGAATCAAATGCAGTCAACGTATCGATGCTGGAATCAATTAACCCGGCTACCGCGATAACGGCTTCGCATTTTTCGCGTGCTTTTTCCCGCTGTTTATTGCTGGCGTTATTCCAGTGTTGCCACAGTGACTCGCGGCAATAGGCATCAGACGGGCGTTTGATGATGTCAAAATGTTGATTGTTGATTTCAACCGTGCCTTGCGCTTTCAATACAGCAGCCCGGGCGACAGGAGGAAGGCAATTAATGTGATACTCAAACGCTTTACTTCCAGCACGTTTACGCCGTTCTTCTCCTGCCAGTTTATCGAGATTGGCACGAATGTTATGTTGCATACTGGGTAAACCTGGCAACCCCACACATTCCTGCGCTGTAACCCAAACATCCATCGTCAACAC